GTCAGTGCCACCGACAATCGCACCCATGATGCCCCACGGACTGTCGACAAGCCGTCCGGGGTTGCCTTCTGGGTCGAGTTTGCGTGCTGTGGCAAGGTTCGCGCCGGGTTTCCAGTTGCTGCCAACCCACATGCCGCCACCGGGTTCGACGCCGCCGTCGAAGACACCGAAGGCGCTGAGTAACGCTAGACCACCGAGAACCCACGGGACGGCCGCGCCGAAACCGGACAACCCAGCGGACGTTGCACCACCCCCAGCCCCCAACGTAGCTGCGCCCCCTGCGGCGTTAACAGACAGTCCGCCAATCGCAGTGCCTGTTGAACCCAACCCATAAACAGCAGTGCCTGTACTTAACCCTGTCGCCGCGGCACCTGCAACGCCAGCATTCCATGTTGCCGCTGCCAAACCGGTTCCCAAACCCAATGCTTGACCAATTCCACCAGTTGCGAAGTTGTAGTACATCGACCCCGGCTGAGTCATGTTCCAAAGGGTGTTGGCACCGCTGACAGTGTTCAACAAACCACCACCACTACTGCCTGACGGCCCGCTGATGCCGAGGGCGCTGCCGACTGCGCCCATTGCGGTATTGACTACGCCCTGGATGATGGGGCGCAATACCAACGTCTTGAAGTAGCGTTGCAGCGCCTCGCCGGCATCCATGCCGCCGCCCATCAGGGCATCGGTGAGCGATTGGGAGAGCTGGTCGTGCATCTTCTCCCAGTCCGACTGCATCTGCTTGGTCGCCTTGTCGTTGGCGTCGAGCGCTTCCTTGCTGTCGGCGGCGGCGGCGAGGCGCTTGCGCAGATCGATCTCGCGCTGCAAGTAGTCGAGATGTTCGGGGAGTGCGCCATTCGCTTCTGCGATGCTGCGCGCTTCTTCCATACGCGCGATGATGGTGCGCTCAATCTCGCCACGGGTCAGCCCATATACCTCCGACTCGCGCTCCAGCGCTTGCGCTTGCTGTTCTATGGTGCGCAAGCGATCTTCGCCGGCGGCGTAGGCGGCTTGCATAGCATCGTTTTCGCGTTTTTGAGATTCAGCCAAGTCGTTTTTTGCTTTTTCTAACGCTTTTGTGTCTGCCTCAAGCAAGGCCATCATCCGCTTCATGTGCGCAAAGTCGTCGCCGGCTTCTTTGGCGGCTTTGCCAGCCCGTTCGGTTGCCGTGGCGACGCCGGCCATGCCGGTTTGCGCTAACTGCAAGTCGCGTGCGTCAAGGATGCTTGCGCCAGATAGCTGTTTGATCGGATTCAGTATCCGATTCACGGTCTTTTCAAGCTCGGCAGCGGCCTTCTGTGCGTCAGCCATCTGCGCCTTGTCAATCGCCATGAAGCCGGCGAAGTCCAGCCGCGACAGTGCCTCGATCTTCGCTGCGGCGGCACCGATACTCATGCCCAGCGTGTTGAGCATGAACGAGGCATTCGCCGCGCCCACGGCGACCACTTCAAAGACCGTGCGAATGCCGGCCTGGACGCTGGCAAATCCTTCCGCGCTTTTCGCGGCGTCGTCTTGATCGCGCCGCAATTCCTTGATGATCGCCGATAGATCGCCAAGCGCGCCGCTGGCGGTACGCACGCTTTCGGCCAGCAGATCGCCCGGCCCGGACTGGCTGATCGTCAGCATCAACTGCGACCAGCTATCGCCGAGGTTGCTGATTGCTCCATCGAGCGTGGCGGCTTGTCGCGCCATCGCACCAGCAAAGTCGACGTTACCGATGCGTTGCAGGTAGGCTTCGATTTCCGCTGCGTTATTGCCGATGGTCGTCGTCACGCCCTTAAACGTCAGCGATACCTCATCGCCATTCTGCCTGGCCTTAATGCCAAACTCTTTGAGGCGCTCAAATTCTCCGGTTGCTGCATCGGCAACCGCTTCGATCATCTGGTTCAAGCCCTTGCCCATCGCCGCCGCGGTGTTGCCGTAGCTGGTCAAGGCGGCTTCAGTCGGGTTAAGGCCGAGCGTGCGCAGCTTGACGAAGGCATTGCTGACTTCTTGCAGCGAGAACGGGGTGCGTGACGCGAAAGCAGCGAGCATATCGAAGGCTTGCCCCGCCTTTCCAACCGTTCCGGTGACTGTGACCAACCCGGTGTTGATCTTGTCGAATTCGCGCTGCACGGAAATCGCGCTGGCGACGACTGCGCCCGACCCAATCATCGAGGTCAGTGGGGCAATCATGTATTTCAGACTATCGCCGGCTTTTCTGGCGGAATCTCCAATCCCACCAAGCGCCTTTTGTGTGCGATCAATCTCTGCCGCAGCCACGCGCCCGTCAGCGGTGATCTTGATGCCTAGTTGTATGTCACGCATTCATCACCCCCAGCGCAGCCGCTTCCATAACCATCAGGCCGTCAAGAATGCGGGAGCGCTCCTTGCGCTTGATGCCCCGCGTTCTCATGATCGATTCGGCCTGTGTCATGTCCAACCCCTGCCAGCGTTCACCATTCAAGCCGGCGATGATCCGCCAGCGGTTCTGCATCTCCAGCCAAAGCTGCCAGATCAGCGCGTTCTCCGGCCAGAGGTCGAGCGTTTCGTCCTGTGGGGCGTCGCACTCGATGCCGAAGGCGGCTAGGTCGCTGGCGAACTCGTCTCGGCCTCGCTTACGCCGGAGGCTTCCCCAGGCGACGGCGAGGCGTTCAAGTTTTTTGCCGGAGCGATTCCATAACGCAACTGCCCGACAGCGTGCGACAGCGCTGCGCTGATGGCGAGGCCATCCGGGCCGGTAATCAACTGCGCCAACGCCTCCTGCGAGAACTTCAGCGGCACGCCGGAATCGTCCGTAACCTCCGGCCCCCAACCAACAATCACGCGCCCGAAATACATGGCATTGCGCTTCAGCGTTTCGGACAGATTGACCGGCTCGCCTTCAGCCCTTGGCGGGTAGCGCTGCTCGATTTCGGCGACGATCTGCGCGTTCTCCGCCTCGGAAAAAGGCTTGAAGTGCGCGACGAAGGTCTGTTCGATTTCGGCGACATTCCCCGCGGCGTCGCACTCCTGCAACCTGACTGTGACCGGCCAGGCGCGATAGTCGGTTTTGCGTACCTTGAAGCCCATCACAGTACCACCAGACTAAGTTCGTCGTTACCGGATACCGGCAGCAACTCAAGGTTGAGGGTGTAAGCCGCCATGCCGTCGATATCGTTCTCGGTAATGCCGATTACACGAGCCTTGGCGTTGGTTGTGACCTTCTTACCTGCCGCCGACCCGTGCGTGTTGGTCAGTGTGGCGACCGTCCCGGCAGTCGCCAGCGTGTAGGGGTTGAAGGTCGCCAACGCCGGCGCGAGCACGGTCAGGCTGGCTGTGGCAGCGCGCTGGCGAATCATCACTTCGACCTGCGGCCCCGGTAGCGAGATGCGGGAAATCTGGTTGCCCACATCGAACTCGAACGCCGAGAACGCCAGATCAACACTGTTGAACGTCACCTTGCCGGTATTGACGTCGTTGACTGCCTCCTCATACGTCCAGCCGGTCTTGCTGATGCCGCTGATGGAGCCGGCAGCGGGTGCGGTATAGATGCTGGTCAGTTCGACGGCGAGGACGGGAATGCCCTTGGCGTTGATCTTGCCCTTGACGTTGCCACGACAACCCACGAACTTGTAGAGGATGCCGTCGATTTCAAGGTAGGCAGTAACGCTTGAGAAGGCGCTGGACGCGAGGTTGTAGGTCGCGCTAACGCCTGCCGAGATGGTCTCGGCAAAGCCGCAGGCGCGCAGCATGGGGGCGTACTTGGGAGCAGTACCGGCTGCACCTGCCCCGGCCAACGCAATTTCGAACGATAACTTGCTCCATGTGGCGGCAATGATCTTACCGCTACTGCCGAGCCAGTTTTCGATCAGGTTGCGTTCGGCGGTTTCGGCTTCGAAGCTGGTCAGCGAGACGTTGCGCGCCTCGAACCAGTTCGCCGCACCAGTTGGCACGGCATCGGTTCCATAGGTCGATTCGGTCTTGAGGACGACGGCTTTCTTATCCCACAAACGCGGGGATGCAATCAGGTTAGGCATGATTTATTCACCTTTCTCGGCGGGTTGTTCGGGCAGCGGCGCGGCATCTTCCGCGGGCGCGGGGACGCGCTGGCCGTTGACGACGATGTAGCTACCGCCCTTGCCCCAGTGCTCGTCGCCGACGAAACTCGGCTCTGGCGGGACGGCTTCAGGAGTGATCGTCTTCTTGCTCATGGAGTACCTTTTCTCATGGTGGTGCGGGCGTCCAGATACAGACAGAACGCCCGCACAATCAGGCCAATTAGCCCAACAGCAGAGCGGTGTGCTCCGGCTTGACGTTCTTCACACCCCAAGCAATCATCAGCTCATATTTCATCTGACGGTAGCCGGGATACATCGCCAGCTCGAAGGACAAACCAGTGCGCGGATCGGTAATGACGCTGCGATCCGTAGCCAGGTCGCCGCCGTCCGGCAAAGCCGGCAGACGTGTCGCCAGGATGATCGCCGACTTGCTGAAGGCCATATTTCGGGCGGCAGCGGCAACAACGGTAATCACCTTGTCGGCGGTGAATCCGACGCGCAGGCCGGGAGCAGCAATGGTGATCGTGTCGCCGGTTGCCGGGTTAGCTCCAGCGAACGCTGCGGCAGTCACCACATACTGATTGGTATCGCCCGCAATGGTGATTACATCGCCCGCTGAAACGGTGCCAGTCCCCGTAGCATTCTTCAGCGTCAAGGTGGTTGCGCCGGCCGCATGAGTGCCTGTGGTGGAGGCGCTGGCCATGCTGCCCGCCGTGCTGGTGACGATCTGCGCGGATTCACGCACCATCATGCCGTTGATATCGAGCAGGACGCCTTGACGGAGAATGCTGTCGGAACCGGCATCAGCCGCGGCGGCCTGCTTGCCGCGAATGTTCGCGCCAGCAGTGGTGTTCAGCACCAGTTGCAAGTCAGAAAGCGGTGCGCCGTTGTCGGCGAGAATCTTGCGGGTCAGTGACGCGGCGGTGTAGTCGCCGGCAGTGCCGAACGGAGCCGCGCCGGCAGTGCCTGCGGCACGTGATGCAGTAGCCTGCAATGCAGCCAGATCGGATTCGATTTCGTTGGTCAGCGTGCGGATTGCCTGCTGCACTTGTGCGGCCAGAATGGCCTGTGCACCACCCGGTACGGAATTTCCTGCGGCGCGTTGCTCTTCCCCTGTCCAGCGGATCGGCACACGGCGGGCCTTGGTGATGCCCATCGTAATGTTACCGATGGTCTGGTCGCCGTCATCCGGCGTGGTGTGTGCAGCGGAAACGTTCTGCGCGCTCACAGCCGGAGCAACGAAGCTGCGCACGGTCTGGCCAATGGCGGCACGAGCCGGCGCGGCGTCAAGAGTGACCGCGGGAATCAGACCTGTGAGTTCGCGGCTGATTACATCCAGGGAGAGTTGAACATCTGTAACGAGATTGCCGAGGGTAGCACCCATGATTAATTCCTTTCTTAAATGATTTGAACGCCAGCCTTGGCCGCGTCAAGCCGCTGTTGCGGTGACATGGCTTCCAGCTCGGTACGGGTAATCTGCGATTTACCGCCCGAGCTTCCCGCCCCGGTGGTACTGCCAGAACCGGATCGGCCCTGGGCTTTGAGTAAGTGCGGTTTGGTCTGAGCGATCAGCTTGACGCCATCTTCCAAAGGCATCAGCTTGTCGCCGTCCTTGACCATGATCTGGTCGTCTTCCCACTGAACACGGTTGCCGATGTAGCTGGCTACCAAGTCGGTATCGATGAAGTCATGCGCCGACATGGCCTTCGCCAATGCCGCATCCATCCGACTGCCCTTGTACTTGCCCTCTACATCGGAGGCGCGTTGCTCGGCTTCGGCCTTCTCGCGTTCAAGTCGCTTGATGCGCGACTCGAACTGCTTGGCAGCTTCGGCCTGCCCCTTGATAGCCGGCAGGTTGTCCAGGTCGGCATCCTCATCAATGCCGAGCTTTTCGAACAGCGTGTCGCGCAATGCCTTCAACTTCTCGTTTTCGGCTCGCAAGCCCTTGCGCGTAGTAGCGATCTCGGCGACGGCAGCGTCACGCTTGCCGACGATCTCGCTCACATAGGCTTCCAGCTTGGCAAACGTCTCGTCGCCTAGCTTTTCTTTCAGGGGTTCCAGATTCATGGGGTCGTGGCCTCTCGCCAAAATGATGACGCCTGCCATCTTCCGCGCTGGTGTGCCACTTTTACGCAGAAGTGGCACAACCTGAAACGAAACTACCCGGCATCCCTCACGCACGCGCAAGGCTTGCCCCATGACCCTAGACATTGCCCGATTCCGTTTCATCGCCGACGCCCTGACCGGAGCCGGAGTCTTCCGCCCCACCGTGACCGAAGACGGAACCGGACGCGCCATTGATACCGGGATAACTGCGCTAGTGCGCTACCCGCGGGAGTCCGTCGAAAAGTTCGCCAGGCGCAATCAGGTCGCGTGGTACGAAAACCATCTGCTCTCGGCCTGCAAACGCTTCGTTGGCTACCTCGCCAAGAAGCCGCCGATGCGTGACGTACAAAATCCGCTACTGGAAGACTTCGCCGCCGACTGCAACTGGCGCGGCGATTCGCTCGATATCTTCTGGCAATCATTCATGGTCGAAGCGAAAGCACGCGGATCGATGCTGCTGCTGGTCGATATGCCCGCCGGCGATGCGCAATCGCTCGCCGATCAGCGCGCTCAACGATTCTTCCCCTACCTCGTACCGATCAAGCCGGAAGACGTGCTCAAGTATTCGCTCGACGAACGCGGGCGGCTGGACATGGCCGAATACAGCATCGTCTGGGAGGGCAAGAACGCCATCAAGGGGTGGGATACGCAGCGGTGGTGGGTACGGCATGGCGACAAGGAAGTCGCTGGCGACGTGCACGCGCTCGGCCTATGCCCGGTGCTGGCCTTCTCAGAAACAGGCGACTTCCCCGGTTTTGGCGATTTCGCTCAGATCGCCGACATCTCAAAGCGCCTGTTCAACGCGCGCAGCGAACTTGATGAGATTCTGCGCGCACAGACATTCTCTCTGCTGACCTACCAGATACCGCCCGAAGATACCCAGTTCAGCGCGGCCAGCGTTGCCGAAGCCATCGGGACGCACAATATGCTGACGCATCGCGGGGCAACGCCTGAATTCATCGCCCCGCCTGACGGGCCGGCGCGCATCTATCTCGATACCATCGCCAAGCTGGAAGAAGCCATCAAACGCGTAGCGTTGGTGGTCGAAGCCCCGGAGAAGGAAACCGCCGAATCCGGCGTGGCCCTGACAATCCGCTTCCAGGCGCTGAATTCCGCGCTGGCCAGTTTTGCCCGACGCATGGAAGACTTCGAGCGGCGCGTCTGGGAGACCGCCTGCGCATGGTTGAACCTGCCGCCCGAGCGCGCAACAGTCGAATGGGCGAAGGACTACGCCCTGGCGGATATAAAAACAGAGTTCGAAGTCTTGCAGAACATGCAGCTTTCCGGATTCCCGGCCGAGGCGACCCGGCAACAGCAGAAGACCATTGCTAGCCTAGCCTTCGCCACCACGGCACCGGAAGACATGCAGGCGATTATCGACGCCATCGAGGGCGGCGCTCCCGAAGTCGGCGATGGCGAGACGGCACAAGAATGATCCGCGTCGAAATCGCCGGTCTAGATGCAGTCGAGACCCGGCTGCTGGAACTGCCGAAGGAGATCGAAAGCAAGGTGCTACGGTACTTTGCCGACTTCGTGCACGAGAAAGCGCTTGATCGGGCCGACAAGCACACCCAAACCGGCGCGCTGTTCCAGTCGCTCTACAGCAAGCCCATCCCGCACGGCTACGAAATCGGCAACGATCCGCAGCGCGCCCCCCATGCAGTGTTTGTGCATTGGGGGACAAGGCCGCATATCATCATGGGCAAGCCGGTTACGCCGTACAAGGTATATCCAAAGCCGCCGAACAAGATTCTCGGCGGGATATTTGCCCCGTTCTACGTAAAGAGACAAAAAACGCTGCGATGGGCAGCAGGCGGGAAATTTATTTTCGCCAACACCGTAAAACACCCCGGCTACAAAGGCGACCCCTATCTAGCCGATGCCGCACGCGAAGCCATTCGCAACTTCGACGCCATCGTCCAACAGGCGACCAAAGGAATCTGACCATGCCCTACACCTACGCCGACGTCTACCTCTCCGCACAGGCGGAATCCCGCGAAGATCGCGCCATTGCCGACGTAGCCCAGATCGGCACGTTTGCCCAGGAATGGCTTGACCGTCTTGTACCGCTGCGCGCCTACGTGCTGACCTGCCAGGAGTGCATGAATTCCGGCGACGACGTGTTTTCTGCCAAACTGGCGGCTTACCGCAAGGAATTTGACTCCACGCTATCCCAAGCGAAAGCCGCGACCGACGACGCAGACGGCAACCCGCTTCCGGCCCTGACGGTCTCGCTGGAAAGGGCTTGAGCCATGATGGAGACCCTGGAACGCGTCAAAACCGCGCTAACCGATATTCCCGGCATTACCACGCTCAAGATCGGGCTGGAAGCGAACCTGACGGCGGCGGATTATCCGATTCTGCGCATCGTGCCAGGGCGGGCCATCCCGAGTCAGCTTGTCGGTGCGCGCCAGATCGAACTGACGATCTACCTCGGGTTACCCATTCAGCCATTCGACGACACACCGGATGATGATGGCCGCGTCCGACTGGAAAAGCTCTATGCCGCCCTGTTCGACCTCGAAGCGCAAGTCATCTCGGCGCTGGCGACGATAGGATGCCGCTACACCGACTCGATACTAGATGAGGATCGCGTCGACGCCTACAAGCTGCTGGCGGTGCGGGCGCGGGTGGAGGGTTAGGCGTCTTCTGGTTCCGGCTGCATCTGCCTCGGCCAGTTCTTCCCGTCGACCTCCCCCACCGTCCGCACGTGGTACATGCTGTCCTTGTGCGTGCCGTTCCAAACCGACAGCGCATCCTCGCCCTTCTTCAGTACCGCATCGCGCCGGGCCTTGCTGCCCATCACCTGCGCGGCGGAATGGGCGTCCTGCTGCTTGAGCCATTCCCGTTCGGCAGCCGGATCGAGGTTTGCCTTGGCCCCATTGAGCGCGCGGATCGGGCGGAGAACACACCTACAAAACGGATGTGCTGGCCCCTTCGGCGCTTTCGCTTTGGGGTAGATTCCCGGCCCCAGACCGTACTTATCGACCTTGGCCAGCATGTCGCAGATATCAACCTTCGGATGCTTCGCGCTCATGCGCCATTGCACGTACTCGACAGAATCATCCTCCATCAACTCGACCGCCTGCCGGTCGGCGTAGGCACGGTGTAACTCGGTCTGCGCGATCCGATTGGCGAAGTAGCGCATCCGCTCCTGATAGGCGACGTTGAGCTTGCGCGCCAGAGCCTCCTGGCCAACCCCCTTCTCCATCGCGTCGAGTGCTTCAAGGTAAGCAGCCTTCAGCGCCGGGGTCTTCAGATTGGTCATCTGCACCCGCGTGAAGTGCCGCGCCAGATCGCCGGCCAGGCCGGGGTCTGTCAGCAGTTCGCTGCGCAGGTACTTCGGCAACTTGGCATTCCGCGGCGAGAGCTTGAGCACCTCGTCCGGCTTGAAGCCGTAGCCCTCATAAATGTCCAGCGTCAGCTTGCGCGCGTCCTGGAAGCCCTTGGCGTGCCGATCCACCAACCCGGCGACGGTGGCCGAGACGTTGCGAGACTCGGCATAAAGGCGCTGCGAGAGCGTCAGGCCGGAGACCTTCATCGCCAATACGCTTGCAGTGCCCACAGAACGCTCTAGGATCGCCGTGAAGCCCTCGGCCAATAGCTCGGCATACTGGCCCTTGAAATCGGCTAGAACGGCCTGTATTGCGTCGCGCGGGGCCATGCCATCATCGATCAGCGCCAGCAACTTGCGGTAGCCGTCGCGCAGATCGTTATCGAGGCCCAGCGCCGTGGCGTCGAGCAGTGCCTGTTCCTGTTCCGGGGTCATTCGAACAACCTTTCTTGGCGCGGGCAGAAGCTACGCTGCTGAAGACGATAAGCAGACCGGCGAGAAACGCCGAAGCGCTCCATTGTGATATCGCGCACTTCGGCCCGGCTGAGCCCTTGAGCGAACAAGCTGGCGACCGCTTCGGCGCGGTGATATTGCAGAGTGTCACGCCGCACCCGGTAGAGGCCACGGCGCGCCAGCAGCGCGAACAGGCGTGCCTTGAATTCATCAGATGCCAGCGAGGCCTCGATATGGATCAAGGTCGCGTCCATGTCGCTCATAGGCTGGCGATCTTGACCATTGACGGCGGCGGATTGACCATCGGCAGCGCAGAGAAGGCATACGCCGCGGCATCCACACCATCGTCGTGTTCGCCCTCGGGGAAGGCCAGCAGCTCATCACGGAACCATGCGGGGACGCCGGAGGGGTCGTGCCGCACCATGCGCTGCTCGTAGCGCGTCAGCAGCGGCGCGAAGCGCGTCAGCTTGTCCCGATCCGGGCGGATGCCGCGCACCGGGAGCGTGGTCGTGCGCGCCAGCTCCTGCACCACAGCGGCCTGATACTGTGTCTGCTCAATGGCGATGATAACCGGCTGATGGCGGGCGGCAGCGGCTTTGATGCGGTTCAACACCTCATGGAACGCCCCGCGGAACCGCTCAACTTCACGCAGGTAGATCGCCCCGGAGACCGGATCGCGGCTCGTGGCGACGATGGCCGTCCAGTCAGCTCCGGTCTTCTCGCTGATAGCGAGGTCGACGCCAAGCACGACGGGCAGGCCGGGAGGGCATGGCCCGTCGACCAGCATGTCCGGCTTGACCAGGCCGGCCCCGAATGTCACGAACTCGGCCAGGTATTCCTGGCGGAAGACCAGATCGGGAAGCTCGGCGCGCTTCTGCCCGATCTCGTCTGGCGGAATATGCGGATTGACGGTCGAAGGCATGTGGAAGCTGTCCCAGTCTGGGTGCAACGGATCGGCCCCGCGCTGGAACAGCTCGTGAAAGTAGTTGATCCCGTTCGGCGTGCTGATGAACCACGCCTCGCCCCGGTAGTCAGTCAGGGTCGGCGCGATGGCCCGCTCCCATGCGTCCTTGAGGTAACGGGCGTGCGCGGCCTCATCCAGCACGATGCGCGCGTACTTGCGCCCCCGCCCAGCGTCGGCATCCTCCAGCGTCCAGAAATCGATCTTCCCGCCGGTGATAAGCTCGATGCGCATCTCGGTTTTGTTGGCCTTAACCGTGACTGGCTTCAGGGTTCGTTCGAAGTCAGACCACACGTCAAGCAGCAGCTTGTACGTCGGCGCGAAGAACGCGACCGGCTTGCCTTCGACCGCCCCGCCTTCCATCAGGGCGAGCCATTCCATCGCCAGCAGGGTCTTGCCGAAACGCCGTCCGCAGGAGGCGACGCGGAATCGCGCATCGCTGGCAAGGATGCGCTGCTGTCCAGGATGCAGGTCGATGGCGGGGATGATGATGCGGGTCATGCCGTACCGTCAGCGCCGACTTCTGGAAACGGCTCGCCAGTGGATTCAAGCGTGGCGACCTTGCCGGTGAATTGCTGCCAGCGGCGGACGGCGACGTCGACGTATTGCGGCGAGAGTTCCATCGCGTAGCAGCGCCGGCCGGTTTGTTCGGCGGCGATCAGTGTCGAGCCGCTGCCGCTGAATACCTCCAGCACGATGTCACCAGCCGCCGACGAATTATTCATTGCGCGCGCCGCCAGCTCGACCGGCTTTTGCGTCGGGTGAAACTCGTTTTTGCTTTCGCGCTTGACGTCCCACACGCTAACCTCGTTGGTCGGGCCGCGCCACACCGGCGCATTGCCGCGCTTAAAGCAGTAGAGACAGGGTTCGTGCTTGCTTTTGTATTGCGCGCCAATGGCACCAAACTGCGCCATGTTCTTGTTCCAGATGATCGTGTTGCGCACCTCATAGCCGGCGGCGGTGACGGCGGCGGTGACGGCGGCGGACTTGCTGTCGGAAAACCACAGGTAAAGCGCTGCGGTTTCCTTCGTGCTGGCGAATATCACCGGCAGCACGCGCGAATAAATATCCGCGTCGCCATCGTTGGCCAGCTTTTCGCGCCGGACGCCTTTTACCGCGTGGCCGCCGTCGTAATCGACGCCATAAGGTGGGTCGGTAAAGCACAGGTCAGCCATGCCCCCAGCCATCAACAGCGCCACGCTGCCAGCGTCGGTACTATCCCCGCACATAATCCGATGCCGCCCCAGCACCCAGACATCGCCCGGCCGGGTGATGGCTTCGGCCTGCGGCTCCGGCGCTTCGTCCGGGTCGGTCAGTCCTTCCGTGCCGCCATCATCCATACCTGTCAGCAACTCATCCAGCGAGGCATCATCGAAGCCCAGGCCGTCCAGATCAACATCCTCCAGCCGCAGATCGTCAAGCTCCAGTTTCAGCAGCTCTTGATCCCATCCCCCGCCGATCTCGGCCAGCCGGTTGTCAGCGAGGATGTAGGCCCGCTTCTGGTTGTCGGTCAGGTGGGACAATGCAATGCACGGAACCTCGGCAAGCCCAAGCTGACGCGCAGCCAGGACGCGGCCATGCCCAGCGATGATGCCGCCATCGGCGTCAATCAGCACCGGGTTGTTGAATCCGAACTCGCGGATACTCCCGGCAATCGCGGCGATCTGCGTCTCGTTGTGCAGTTTGGCGTTGCGGGCATAGGGGATCAGCCGGTCGACGGCCATCATTTCGACTTTCACTTTCCGAATCTCCTCTCAATCCGTACCGTCAGCGCCGAAGTCTTCCTGACGCCTGACACGATGCGACGCCACCCAGGCGTCGAACGCGTCAAGGTCAATCAGTACCTTCGTTCCAATCTGCACCCATACCCCGGCTGCCCCGGTGCCGTTGCCTTTGATGGTGTCGCCTCGTGAATTCTGGCGGTCGAATGCCTTGAATCGCAGGTCACGGAACGCCGGCCCAGTAAAAGCTGGCCGCAACTGCGATGCTTGATCTATCGTCACATAACGGGATTGCGCGGCACATGCCACTTGCTCGGTTTCTGCTTGCTTTTTCGCCACTTTTCGTTCAAGCGCGGCGAGTCTGTTTGTTAATGTTTTGGTTGTTGCTGCGGTCACTTTCCAAAGCTCCTCTCAATCACGATTGTCGGCTGCGCGGTGGAATCATCCATTCCCCAAGCGGCGCGCTCTGCTTTCTGCCGGATGGCGATGGCCTCGATCATGATTTTGTGCCGCTTGCCGGCCTCAAAATCCTTCGCAACCGTCTCGGCGGGGAATAGTTGCGCGTGCTTGCGCAGCTCGGCGCGGTGCGCCTGCACCAGCTTTGCGCGCAGGTCAGTTGATAGCTCCGCCGATGCAGGGAGCGGTTTTTTAACGGTTTCGTCCGCAACTTGATCGGCAACTTCTGCGGCATCGGCGCGGGCCTGCGCTGCCCGGTTGATCTGTGCCAGCGCATCCGGCTTCATCCACCCCTGCTTGTCTGCCATCTTGCCGACGGCCTGCCGAGAGATGCCAAGCTTTGCCGATAGTGACTCGAATGTCGCGGTAGGGTCGGACTCCCATGTCCGCCGTGCTTCCAGCCATTGATCTGCGGTCAGTCGCGGCATATCAATTTCTCCACGGTCTCAAACTCCACCACCAAGCGACCTCGCCGAAGGTGTAGCGGATGCGCCAGATAGCGCGGTCGATGCTGGTCATCAGGAGGACGCCTCCACAATGGCCTTTCCCTGCGCGCTAAACCACGCTAGGAGCGATTCAGACGGCTCGGTAATGTCTAACCCTAGCCAGAGGCACAAATCAGCGTTAGAGGGCGCTCCTGACCATCTGCGGCCATTACGGTGACAAACCACGAACGCGGCCTGCCGGGCGATCATCCGCGGATGAGTGGTATTGATCGGCCACTTAGGGGCAGCTTCAAAGTTCATTTTCTGTGCTCCGAGGTTTGCGGTAGGTTTGCGGTAGGTTTGCGGCTCCGAAACCCGCTCTATTACTGGGCTCCGCAAACCCCCGCAAACCCGCAAACCTTTTTTATAAACATCTTTGGAAAAGTATTTAAAAAAGGAAAGATTTGAAACGCAAAAAGGTTTGCGTGGTTTGCGGAACCCGCATGAATACAGGCCGCAGGTTTGCGGTGAGGTTTGCGGTGAGGTTTGCGGAGGTTTGCGGTAAATCAGCTTTTTGGGCGCATAAATATCCACGGTTTCTCCTTTTCTGGACGGCGCTTCTCCCAACCCAACCTGCGCATCACCGAACTAACCCGCATCTGGAAGGCGCGAGAATGCCGCTCCACGGGTATCGCCAGAGCCAATTGCATAACCTGGCTTGCGGTACAGCGAGCGACGCCACCGCCTTCCGCGAAATCGATCCCGCGATACGCCTGCGCATCCTGCTTGCCATCCAGCCATCCGCCGATAACTTCTTCCCATGAATCGGCCATGTAGCGGTCGGACTGCTGCTGTAGCGTTTCGGCCTCTGGAACCTTCCACCAGTCCTCGCCGTTCTTGAATGCCTCGTAGGCTTCGGCCAGCAATTGAAGGCGCATGGTGCGGATCGCGGGGACATTCACATCGACCACGCGCAACGGCCAGAACCGCCGACCGCCTGTCTCGTCTTCGTTCCATGCGAACTTATTGGTCGAGCCGACGAACAGGCATTGCCGCGGGTACTTCTGGACTGTGCGCGCATACGGGGCGCGGTAACTGTCGGTGTGGATCGAAAGCATGGCCTTGATCGTTGTTTCCTGTGCGCGCTTGAACGAGTCCAGCTCGGCCAACTCGATCAGCCATGAGTCCCGCATCCCGACCAGAAAGTCCTTATTGTCCGGCGCAACGGTCATGGTCGAGAAATACTCAGCACCGCACAAGGCCTCGATGGCGGTGGATTTCTGCTGCCCCTGCTCGCCCTCCAACACCAGCATCGTGTCGCACTTGCAACCCGGCTTGAAGATGCGTGCCACCATCGAGATCAGGAATTTCCGCCCGATGGCCTGATGGTAGGCAGTGCGGTCTACACCGAAAGCATCCTCCAACCAGAAGTCGAGACGCGGGGTTTTGTCCCATTGCGCGGCCAGAATCTCGGAGCGGATCGGATGGAATGGCGCATTGCCGGCAACCACGGAGACCGCCTCCATGATCCTATCGGTGCCGATATCAACGCCGAACTCACGGGACAGCCATATTGACGCCTGTGCCGCATCCGTTTCGCGCCAGACACCCGCCTCGCGCCAAGGCACCTCCCTGATCGCCTCGATGCACAGTGAAAACTGGTTGAACGCCAGCACCCCTTGTATGGCCACGGGGGCGGAAAGCAGGACGCTGGCGTTGTTCAGGTTTGCCTTGAGCGATCCATCCTTCTTGCGGTCAAGCAAGCCCTCCCAGGGCGCGTCCGAGGGCGCTGCGACGGCGGATTCAGCCGGCGCATAGCGGCTGATTGACTTGGCAATCGTGCGCACCTCGGCATCATCCAGCGGCGGAGAGCAGT